GTAAGTCTTGGATTAGTGCTGCATTTGTGCTTTGGATTTTATTTAATGATCCAGATCGCAAGGTCATGGTCATCTCAGCCTCCAAGGAACGAGCCGATAACTTCTCAATCTTCTGTCAGAAACTTATCCTAGATATTGAGTGGTTAGGACATCTAGGACCTAAAGACAGCGACCAACGTTGGAGTCGTATCTCTTTTGATGTTGGCCCCGCTAAACCTCATCAAGCCCCGTCCGTCAAGAGCGTTGGAATCCAAGGTCAGATGACCGGGAGCCGCGCAGATCTGATGATCTTTGATGACGTTGAAGTACCTTCCAACTCAGCTACAGACATGCAACGGGAAAAGTTGCTTCAGCTAGTTACCGAATCAGAATCTATTTTAACACCTCAAGATGATAGCCGAATACTCTTTCTCGGGACACCGCAGTCGACATTCACAGTCTATAGAAAGTTGGCCGAGCGTTCGTACAGGCCATTTGTCTGGCCAGCTAGATACCCGAAAGATCTCGGAAAGTATGAAGGATTACTCGCACCACAGTTGGTCGAGGATATTGAGAGAGGACAGGATCCCGGCACACCTACAGATACGAGGTTTAGTGACCTGGACTTGATGGAAAGGGAGGCGGCTATGGGCCGCTCGAACTTCATGCTGCAGTTCATGCTGGATACCAGCTTGTCTGACTCTGAGAAGTTTCCACTTAAGTTCCAAGATCTAATCGTTACCCCTTTAGGTAATGAATGTGCTGAGGCTTATGCATGGTCTGCTGATCCTCGATATATGCATAAAGAGTTAAACCCCGTAGGACTGCCCGGAGACCGCTTCTACGGGCCAATGTTTATTGATGAGGGAATCGTACCCTTCGCAGAAACAATCGTCTCTGTAGACCCTTCTGGACGTGGTACAGATGAAACAACTGCTGTGGTTATCTCACAAGCTAATGGTTATCTCTTTGTTAGGGATATGCTTGCTTTCCGTGATGGGTACTCTGATAGCACCCTCAGTAGTATTGTACGGCTTGGCAAAAGATATAGGGCAACTCGTCTTCTCATCGAAAGTAACTTCGGAGACGGAATGATTTGCGAACTATTTAAACGCCATACATCACAAATGGGTGCTGGTATGGATATTGAAGAAGTTCGTGCCTCTTCCCGTAAAGAAGAGCGGATCATTGAAACCCTTGAACCTGTCATGAACCAGCACAAGCTGATCATTGACCCCAAGGTCTGGGAGTACGACTACACCTCCAACCCTGACGCTGCTCCTGAAAAACGACTGGAGTACATGCTCGGATATCAGATGTCTCGTATGTGTCGTGACAGAGGTGCTGTCAAACACGATGACCGCGTCGATGCACTAGCCCAAGGCGTCCAATACTTCGTTGATGCTGTCGCTCAGAGCGCCTTCAAAGCACAAGCAATGAGGAAACACGAAGAGTGGAAAGCAATGACACAAGCCTTTGAAGATCACCCCCACTTAGCCACAGATGCATTGGTCCTTGGCCAGTCCTTTAAACACCTGAAGAACACTGGTAGTACTAAGGTTTGGGGTTGGTAAGGTTTTGGTGTCGCCCGTTTACAAGAGAAGTGGTGCTCTCTTGTGTGGATTTGCGGTGATTGGCCTCCGATTGACAGGGGGCCTTTCCTTCTACCACCACATACATACCGTACAAATTGACTGGACTGTGAGTTAACAACACAGTGCTTGAGAGGCTTTCTAGGCGGCCTCTAAGTAACACAAATGCACTAGGCCTAGGCGTAGATTTGAGAGCGACAGCGATCACATCACAGCCTCAAGACGAAGTCATTCGGATTGGGAGATTTATCTCACAACATCCGACCTGAGTCTTCTATACAGTAATACCACTACTATGCGCATAGTAAACCTAGTCTCTATTACACCAAAAGCAGAAGAGCTTATTGCTTATTGTGCTAGGGTTTCTAACCCCTCTAATCAGTTAAATACTGAGAGTGAGAGACTACTTAAATACCTAATTAAACATAAGCACTGGAGCCCCTTTGAGATGGCTCATATGGTGCTAGAGATTAATACTACTAGAGCTATTGCTGCTCAGATACTTAGACATCGTAGCTTCTCCTTTCAGGAGTTTAGTCAACGTTATGCCGATGTATCTATGATGGCTTTTGCTACTCCACCTGAACTTCGTCGACAAGACACTAAGAACAGGCAGAACAGTATTAATGATTTAGATCCTGATCTTACCCGTCTAAGACAACAACAGATAGAGAGGCTTTATATGAACTCTGAAACTCTCTATAACCAACTTCTGGAGGATGGAGTTGCGAAAGAATGCGCTAGAGAGATTCTCCCTCTAGGTACTCCTTCAAGGCTCTATATGTCTGGGACTATTAGATCCTGGTTGCATTACATCGATCTGAGATCCGCTAATGGGACTCAGAAAGAACATCGTGATGTTGCTTTGGCTTGTGCGGAAGTTCTTCGTAAACAACTACCTAACATTTACTCAGCCTGTTTTGACATTCCCAACCCCTGAGCACCGTGAGAGGCTCCTAGCTGCTCTCAGGGCAGCTCGTAAAGCTAAGAACCCCTATCTGGTTAAGAGTATTAATGCAGCCCTTGAGGGGCGTGATTACAACCCAATCTCAGACCTACCGAGTATTCACCCCGAAATGGATGAATTCTGGCGTTGAAAAAAGGAAAGCCATCCCATCTCCGCCACCTCGCTCTTCGAGCTCCGGTGTCCTCGATGGGGAACACACAAGTCCCACAACGAGCTGATTTAGCCATCCCATACTTTGCTGGGACTTTGATAATTACTCCGCAGACTTTGCAGGGGATTTCCATGGTTTGTACCTCCTCGAGTATTTAATCATAAATTTCTGAAGGGATACCTACTAGCGCAAAGCTGGCGCTTCCCCCGCATACCCCCCGGCTGTTGAGAATCAGGCCCCCCTATTGAGAATTGAGGGGTGGTGGGGTAGGTCCAGTATCGACCAGGGAGGCCAGGCCCCAGTCATAGCAGGGGGTCTCATTAGTTTGAGTATCTAACGCACACCCAACATGCGCAGGCAGGCAGGTGGGCGCACGCGAGGCATCAGCCCGGCTTGATTTCCTGCTCCTCTCCCCATCTGTTTCAACTCACAATCACAAACATGAGGCCACCATGCTGAACGACAAGGAAAAGCTGTATCACGCCCACATCACCAGATCGCTGGCTGAGATGTACCACCACATGGAATCCATGCTGAAGGCCATCCCCGACGACATTGATGAGAAGGACCTAACAGAAGATCAGCTCGAAGTGATCAGCCGAGTTGAAGCAATCGAACAGGAGTGGATCATCGACGAGACCACACGGGCCGAGATCTCCCTGTTGGATTGGATCGAAGACGATAAGTAAAAGTACTCTGCAGGTGCAGTGATTTTAGATACATAGTTGTGTTTATGTATCGACTGGTACATGACAACGATTTTCGGCAAACCTAATTTCGTTTGGTCAAGTGAAATCTCCCTTTGTACTCAGTCCACACGGCCGACTCAACGACCCACTTCGACACGTTCAACTTGGCGTGGGCTTATAGCCAGCAACTAGGCCAACCATTCACCATCACGTTCGACCCATCAAATCGGAATCAATTGTAAAGATGGTTTGCACTCAGCCAAATGATGTGGTTAATATAGGGACATCGGAGAGGCAACGAAGGCCTCAGCCCTTCACTCTCTCGATCCCCTAAGCATTTCCACTCAGCACCATGCGTAAGATTGAAATCCAACTCCAAACAGCCATCACCAACGGCCGCGAGTTCAGATCAGCCAACACCACGGTCGACAACACCGACCACGGTCAGATCGTCCGCCTTCACGGCAACAAGATCGCCCAGATCGACAACGGCTGGCTCACAATCACTTCAGCAGGCTGGGAGACCACCACCACCAAGTCTCGCCTCAATGCTGTTTTAGATGTGCTGGTCCCTGGGGCTCGCATCTTTGCCAAGGCTCACACTTGGTTTATCAGCTACAACGGCAAGACCGCCGAGTTCAGTGGCGTTGATGGGATTTCATTCCCTTTCAATGTCGTCTGACCAATCGCTTGCACTTAGCCAACCGATGCTCTAGTATTCAGGGCATCGGACACCCCCTCCAAACCATGACCACCACCCACACCTTCGACGAACTCAACTCCGCTCTCCTGTCCTGCACGCCCTGCAACCTGACCAAGGAGCGCGATGAGGACGGCGAGCTGGCCTACGCATTACGCGATGGCTGCGGCGATGTAATGGGTGACCTCTTCGATGACCTCTACGACGTGCAGGACTACATCACAGAGAACGATGAAGTCCTTGACTACCTGACCAACGTCTGATCATTCCCACCTAGCCAAACACCACCGCACTCACCACCATGCATTGGCAAACAGAACAAGAGCTCGAACTACTAGCGGAATTCAGAGGCACCCGCCGCCACCGTGAAGAACTCAGAGCCGACTTGATTGACTTCACGACGATCTTCTGGGAAACGACTTCAAAAGAACAGCGCACCTGGGCGCAGCACATGATCAAGTCAATTGAAGAGGAGCTCTACCGCCTCGATGATTGATCCCACCTAGCCAACAACTCGCAATCATCACCGCCCCCGGCTAACGCTGGGGGTTTTTTTGTGATTAGTTGAGCCTTGCTAACACTGGGGTTTTTCGTGTCAACCCCTAGGCGCTGTAAAAAAGAACACAAAGCGACGTAAAAAGAAACAATCGATCATGTATCTATGTGACCTTGCACATAGCCAACCACTCGCAATACTTGATGCATCGACAGGCCACCGCAAGCCGACCGACCAAGAGCACCGGGAGCAACTGACCCGGCCACACGGCAACGGATAGCCGACCGTAAGCCGGATCGAGCTGACCTACCCATCGAGGAATAGATGGAGCCTGAGCCGATCACTAGACAGTGGATCGTGGATCGAATCCGAGCTCAGGCCTGGCCATCCTATGGCCCCACCACTTGCACTCAGCCTTATCAATGACCTGTTACCGCATCACATACCGAGACCGCCTTAACAACCTTCACTCACACCCGGTGATCAGCTCCTCAGTCACAGAGGCAGTCGCAGACCTAACACGCCTGGGTTACGACATCACGCGCATCGATCAAGCCTTCCCATCAATCACTTCACTATCATTTGCACTCAGCAATGCGTTACTCAACCGTTCCAGCAATTGACCTCGAGCAGCACATCGCCCGCAACCGCGAGTTGATCACTGCACTGCCGCCTGACAAGCCCTCGGTTCTCACGTGGAACCCAAAGACTCTCAAGCACGACTGCAACCGGCAAGCGCTTGATTTGTTCATCAAAACCTTTCTTGAGAACAACTAATGAGCCATCAATCCAAGCCTGAGTCCATCTACCGCCGCTATTGGAGATCCGCCAAGTGACCGAGCCCCTCCGGATTTACCAGACCACCTACGAAACCGTTGACGATCGCCGCATCGTCTTCTCAGTCTTTGCCCGCAGCTTGGCCCACGCGATCGAATCAGTAACAGAACTCTGCAACGACTGTGTTCGGGTTATTCATGTCTACCCGATGGGCGAATGGGACTAGATGCCGAGTCACCCATTTCCTTCAATCAATCCTCCTTTAACCATGAACATCCTCTCAATCATCCAGCGCAAAACCCTGAGAGCTCGCCGCAGGTATGCCGCTCTTCGTGCCCAATTCATCAAGGCCTTCGAGATCACCGGCTGATCTTCAGCTTGCACATAGCCAACCACAATGTTTTCAAGCCATCCATGACAGCAACCCAGCTCAGCACGACTGAATTCTGTGCCGCCCTCCCTTCTGACGTCCTGGTCACCGCTATCGATTCGATTGGTGAGCAGCTGATGGCTACAGGCTCCGAGGTTTACTACTTCGACAAGCTCTGCCTGGCCTTCGACACGATCGTGGCCGAGCTCACAGCCCGTGGCCTCTGGATCGGGGAGGACTCCTGATGGTTGACCCACGCCCGTGGGAGCCCTACGAGAACCGCTTCTACGACTTCAGCGACGACCAGTTGGCTGATGCCTACGTCCAATACATGGACGCCACAAATACCCATCACTTCTCCGAGATCTTCTGGGAGGCAAGCCGACACGGGCTGTCCCTTGACGAGTTGGAGGGGATACACGCATCCAACAACTACGACCCGCCATGTTCAATCGATTCCTCCTTGCACTAGGCGCATTCACTATCACGACCGCGCCTGTTCAAGCCCTGCCCACTCAATCGTTTGAGCTTCTCGGAAACCTTACAGCCGCCGGTGGCCGCTACTACGTGGACTCTGCTGCCTGTAAGAAGTATCCGGTTTACGGGATAGCTCGCGGTGGGGTGGTTCACATCTGCGAAAAGTTCCACAACGGAAACGTCAAAGAACTGACGGACACTGTCCGCCACGAGGTTTGGCATGTAATCCAAGCCTGCAACAGTGGACCCCTTATGTATGACCTCGATCGCGAGGTTGGTGAAGCCGTTCGAGCGGGATGGGATCCCACGGACTACCCGCGAAACCAGTGGGAGATCGAAGCGGAAGCCCGAAACGCTGCTGCTAATTACTCGGAACACGAGATCGCTTCCATTTTCAAAGCCTATTGCCACTAAGCCAACATGCCAACACCAGCACAGATCGAGCGACAGATCCAGCTGGAGACCCAACAGATCCAAGACGGCATCACTCAGCTACGCGACAACACACGCAAAGCAGAGGACAACGCCTACGCATCATCAACGGCTTACGCCCAAAAGATGCTGAGAACGGCCATCCCTGCGGTAGCGCAAGAGATCAACAAGATCAGAATCAACCGCCTCATCCGAGGTAAGGCTGGCGCTGCTCTGGCGGATCTCGCGCACTACACAATGACAATCGACGATGAGACTTTGGCCCTCTTGGTGATCAAGGTGCTGTTCGATGTCTGCACATCCCCAAAGGATCGTGATGACCTCGCCAACAACGTCATCGATCGCGTTGGCATTGCCGTCGAACAGGAAGCTAAGTGGAGGTACTTCAACGAGAAGGATCCACTGCTCCTTAAATGGATCACACAAGGGCAGCACTCCGGCAAAGGTCTCCATTACAAGGACTACGACTGCACCCGCAGATTCAAGGAAAAGGGCATCAGCTGGGACCCTTGGCCGCGCCTCTCACGAGTCAAGATCGGGGCCGCCTTTACTGAGGCTGCCTGTACTGCGACGGGTTGGTGGCAACGCCAACTGAAGCGGACAGGTAAGCGCACTAATGCCTACATCCAGCCCACCCCGGAGATGCTCACCCT